TCACAACCTTTAAAAGTGGCAAGGTCGTTAAAAAGGAAACCGTCCTAAAACGTCCTTCAACTGCCCGTCTCATCTCACCTCAAAAATACCTTAAGGATATTTCAACACGGTGGGCAATCCACAATTATGAAATCCAGGAACTTATTAAGGATTTCACTAAAGGATTTGAGGCAGTGAAACCCTACCATGCACAGTTGGTAGAATTAGTCACTAAGTAGGACACTCTACAAACTGACACACACGCACCCCACAGGGTGCTTTTTTATTGGTATTATTAAAGAGTAGTTAAGGATTTCCCACATGCGTCAAATTGAAAAGCAAATGAACTTCGCTCTTTCAAATAAAGGCAACTGGAGAAAAGCAAACACTGAGGTTGAATTCAATGAGTCAACCAATTGTTCAACCGTCAAACTACATGGTCACAGCATCGCAACTTATGACCATGCGTTAAAGGCAGTCAAAATCAGTTCATGCGGTTGGGAGACTCCCACAACCAAATCCAGACTGAATGCCATACTCCAGGAAGTGAAACCAGGATGCGGCATCTTTCAAAAACAGTTTGAGTGGTTCGTTTCTTACTGTGATGACGTTAAGGATTTCTGGGACGGCATGATTCTAATAGATGCGGAGCACTTAGAGGTTGCGTGACAATCTCCAAACTGCACACCAAACCCCCTAAAGGGGTTTTTTTATTGGTATTATTAAAGAGTGGGAGACAAACCCACAACCCATTTTTCTACTTTCGTTTTTATGACTAAAAACACTCACATTGAACACCCCGAAGACAGCATCCTAACAGGTGACCTATCTGTATTGGATGCTTTTTTAATGCCGTTGATTCTCTCACTTAAGATCGACGGTGCACCCGCTATCGTATGGGGTCGCAATCCTGCCACGGGTTGCCAGTTCGTGGGAACCAAATCAGTTTTTAATAAGAAGAAAATCATCATATGTGAAACCCCTGAGGATATAGAAAAGCATTATTCACATAAACCAGCACTTGAGAAAATCCTTATGTGGTGCATGGCGTATTTGCCGATCACTAAGAACATTTACCAAGGCGACTTTATCGGGTTCGGAGGGTCTAAGAATTACAGACCTAACACGCTGACCTATAAGTTCCAGGAAACCGTAGATGCCAAAATCATTATAGCACCTCATACAAAGTATTTTGCTATGTCTGATTTGCGTGATGCCATAGCAAGTCCGTTGATTGAAAAATTAGAAAGTGGTGAGCATGTAAGGTATGTTCAACCCCGTGCATATATTCGTTCTGAATATGGGGCACCGTTGGGTGAGGGTGTTGATTCATTTTGTGACCTTGACGTTTTGGTTGACCATGCAAAGAAACTTGCAGAGGATGTTGATTTTGTAGATGAGCGAATAGCAAAGAAAATCAAGGTCAACATAAATGCTCTTATTCGTGAGGGCAAAGAAGTTGACGGTGACGTATTTGAATGGGCGGGTCTATGCAAGGCAAACCTGATCGAACTCTGGCATACCGTAAATGAAATCAAGTTAGCAGCGTTGCAGAGTTGCAGAGATGATTCAGATTTTCAGACATGCGTGATGGGATCATCCGAACCAATTCAGGGTGAGGGATACGTCATGGTCACCCGCTTTGGATATTATAAACTTGTGAATCGCAGGGCATTTTCATATGCGAATTTCAATAATGATAAATTTGCCCCTATGCCTGTTCGTGCATCATGAAATGTAAGCAGTTAAGACGCCATGCTAAAAAGTTGGGATGGTATGTCATCCGATACGGCGGCAATCATGAACTCTGGGGTCATCATGATCATAAGCAGCGTGTGACTATCCCATATAATGCTAAAGACTATGTGGGTAAATTGATTCTAAGGCAATTATCATGATAAGTCATTCGTTCGTGAATCAGACAGTGGGGGGCGTGATGCCCCCCCGTTATATAAAAACCGAAGGAACCCCTAGTCTACAAAGTGTTACGGACGGCAGCTATAAGTATCCCGAATACAAAAATTTTTTTCCCTATATAAAATCGACGGTGGGATTTAACAACATGCAAAAAAATTCTGGTGAAATTTTTACGTCCATAGAGGTCGATACAGTCACTGGGGAATATTATACAGTAATACCAGAAGCAGTAGTTAATGAAATGGGGTGGTTCGAAGAAACGCCTTTAAGGTGGGCAATGGACGGAAAGGAAGTAATTGTAAAAGAGGCAGATTAACGGACTGGGTTTACCCATTGACATTTGCTATATAATGGAGTATGATTCGAAGGTAACTTATTATTCTTATGGCTAAAGGATTTACAGTAAAGGCGAAGTCGCCAGCAACGAAGAAAAAGAACGAAGAATGGGACTATGATAAGGCAAGAGAAATGGTTAAAGGAAAAGCCATTGTATTTTGCTTACCTGGTAGAGGAGTATCGTATGCATATCTAAAAAATTTCGTACAACTCTGTTTCGACTTAGTGCAATCTGGAGCAAGCATCCAAATTTCGCAGGATTATTCCTCCATGGTCAACTTTGCAAGATGCAAGTGCCTTGGAGCTAATGTATTGCGAGGACCAGATCAAAAACCATGGGATGGCAAATTAAAATATGATTGGCAATTGTGGATTGATTCTGATATTGTATTCAATTCAGAGAAATTCTGGCAATTAGTTTTAATGGATCAAGACATTGCTGGCGGTTGGTATGCCACAGAGGACGGTAGAACAACATCAGTAGCACACTGGTTAGATGAGGAAGACTTCAGAAGTAATGGTGGAGTAATGAATCATGAAACAGTAGAGAGTATCTCAAAGCGTCGCAAACCATTTACTGTAGATTATACAGGATTCGGATGGTTACTCATCAAGAATGGTGTATTCGAAGATGAGAAGATGACTTATCCATGGTTTGCTCCTCAAATGCAAGTCTTCGAATCAGGCGAAGTCCAAGACATGTGTGGCGAAGACGTATCATTCTGTCTTGATGCAAAGGAAGCAGGTTTCGAAATCTGGTGTGATCCAAGAATTCGAGTCGGACACGAAAAAACAAGGGTAATTTAGTGTGAGAAAGATAGAGAAGTATTCAATATATCATGGAGGTAAACTATTATACTCCGATTTAACACAGAGTGAATACTTTGATATTATGGAGAATCTGTCAATTGAATTTTATCAGACAGGTACTCCAAATCCTCAAGACTTAAAAACTGAAATTCATCAAGAAAGCAATTAATTATGGCAGTCAAATCAAAAACGGGCTCATGGGGTTCTGAGATTATTCTAAGTTCACCGAAGAAAACTCGTCAAGGTAACGGGAAGCACACTAAGTATGCTGCGACATCTCGTAACTCGTCTCGTAAAAGATATCGGGGACAAGGAAAATAACCGTAGCGTCTCGAAAGGGACGCTTTTTTTATTGAAAGTTATAATTAGACCTTATAAATAAAGAAAAACTCTTTGTTTATGGCGATTCAAAGAATATCAAGGGCGTTTAAGGACATTTCATTGTCTTTTGAACCTCATCCGATTACAAAAGACCTCCCAATATTAAAAAATGAGAATGCAATACGCAGATCTGTCAGAAATATAGTCCAAACTATACCAACTGAACGATTTTTTAACTCATTATTGGGTTCTGAGGTAAGAAGTAGTCTATTTGGGTTCGTAGATGTAGGTACAGCATCGGTTATTGAGAGCCAAATTGAGATCGCATTAGATAATTTTGAACCAAGAGTAAATAATGTACAAGTTCAAGTAGATCCTACACCAGATCACAATTCATTTGATGTTACTATTCTATTTGATATCATCGGACAAGAGTTTCCAACTCAAGAATATTCATTCCTCTTAGAGGCAACAAGATAATATGCCTTTTACTAAATACGCAAACCTAGATTTTGACCAAATAAAGACATCTATCAAGGATTATCTTCGTGCAAACTCAAATTTCACGGATTTTGACTTTGATGGGTCTAATTTTTCAGTATTAATTGACACTTTAGCATATAATACCTATATTACTGCATTTAATTCCAATATGATTGTGAATGAGTCCTTTTTGGAGTCAGCAACACTTCGTGAAAATGTAGTTTCATTGGCAAGAAACATTGGTTATGTACCACGTTCCAGAACGGCAGCAAAGGCACAAATATCTTTTGATATCACAAGACCTGCAGGTAATTCTTCGGTCTCTGTAACCCTTCAGAGAGGTCTTGTATGCACTGGAAATGTTAATAATACGGGATATGTCTTCTCAATTCCTGAAAATATCACAAAAACCTTTATAGAAACCTCATCAGGTGATTTTGTAGCATCATTTGATTCAATAGAAATCTATGAAGGCACATTTTTAACAAATACTTTTACTTATGATGGGTCTTTAGACCAAAGATTTCTTCTTAAAAACTCATTTATTGATACTTCTACACTTAATGTGTATATTAAGAAGGA